GCTATGGTAGTTGTTGAAGCTGCTCCAGCCCCTAGAGTAACGTCAACTTCCCCATCAGCATCTGTATCACCATTAATAAGTATACCTGTAGTAAGATTACCGTCAAACTCCGCTACCTTAAAAGACAATCTACCAGCCTCTTCGCCAGGTGTTGCATCAGCTATAGTAGAAATAATTTGACTAAAAGCGTGTACACCATTACCTTCATCATCACCTACGAAATTCAATAACCCAATGTTATCGTTATCTGCCCCTGTAGCTGTTTTTTTAAATTCAATACTAGGCGAAACCGCATCTGCGTTGCTATTTGTAAGTGTAATTTGTGGCTTTCCACTATCAGTCGAAGTAAGACTAATGCTTGGGCCGAGATAATCTAAAGCACTTACTTCTCCAAAACCACTAAGATCACCAGTGCCACTATTAACTAAGTTTCCATCGAGTGTAAGATCACTACCATCAAAAGTAAGATTAGACTCAGACTGTATTGTACCATCACCTTTATCTGTTAGCAACTGATTGTTCGCGCCATCAACGCCAGCAGTATGAAGATCAGTTACAGTAGTTGATGCAGCCTCTTTAACTATTTTGTTATTAGAGTCTAATCCAAGAAATTTATTATCAGCAACCGTACCGTCAGCAATGTCTTCTAAATAAACATCACTACGAAACCTTGCTATAAAGTCTACTATATGTTGGCCTATCCATTTAATCATTTGATAATCTTCTTGACAACAACGCGACCGTTCCAAACAATACGCACCATATACATACCTGGAGGCCATAGGGACGCGTCTATCGCGTTCGTATTTGTTTTAGATAATAGGATGCGTCCGTTCGAATCGATCACGTCTATGTCAACTTTTTGATTTATGTTTAACACGTTACCAACTGGGTTTGGATAGACAGCTAAGTCGTCACCAGCTAATATGGATTCTATACCTGTAGCTTCACAATAATTATATGTCTCTTGACAAGTGTTATCCCAGCCCTCATCACAGCAATATGGGTCTGCTTGAATTACCCAAGCATAGCACATATCATTTAACCAGTATGGTTGTCCTGGTCCCGTAACGCAATCAGCCGCGTATAAGCAGTTACTAGCGGCCTCATTAGCATTAGGGTTATAGTTATATGCAGCTGGGTCCATGCAGTCAACAACCACTTCCTCACACGACCCATTGTCAGTATTAGCAATTGGATCATAATTAAAGGCGCTACTATCAGTACAGCCATAAATGTAAGGGATACAGCCACCGTCTTCAGCATTAGCTTCTGGATCATAATTAAACATTGTTGCGTCCGTGCAACCGTAGATGAAAGGTATACAGCTATCATCGTCAGTATTAGCGGCCGAGTTGTAATTAAAAGCAA